TATAAAAGCATTTCTCCCCAGATTTGTCAACTAATAGATTCAATTAAGGCTAATATGTCATCCATAAAGATATAACTACTTGATTTCTTATAGGTTTATAGATTAAAATTATTTCTCCCACCTAGCCTTAGCAGCCTTGCGGGCAATCTCTTTTCGTTCTTCGGGAGTAAGGCTGGCAGCCCTGGCCTTGCCGCCCTTTTTCCCTCCAAGGCGGCCCAAGGCTACGGCGTGGGGGTTCTTCTCGGAAGGTTCTTCGGCGGGTTCGCCCTCTGTGGCGAGGTCAACAATCTTCTTCGCCAACAAATTCAGATCACGAGGGCGCTTCTTTTTCTTGCTTGACTGGTCTTGCATAGCTTGATTATGCCAAAACTACAGTAAAAATCAAGGCCCAGAAATTTCAAAATGATACACTGCCACAAAAAGAAAATTCTTGACAAAAACGCAAGAAATGTGCCTTAGTAAAAATATCTACGCCACCTTGAATGACGACCTGGCTCTGTCAAACCAGAGTGAAAGGCGTCGGCCAATGTGACCGGGCTGCATTTAAGGCCAGAAGGCGTAGACATTTAAAGATTATTAATCGGGTTACTGATTGACCCTGCCTTCCATGTGCAGGGTACCAAAAGGCCCCGGCTCAGTTCCTTAACCGGAACGGGTCGGGGCCTTTTTTTTATTTTCGGCAATACTGGGGCGGAAACCCCGACATTTTTAGGCCGGAAGGCCCAAACCCAAGGAGAGCGGAAGCTCATGAAACTAAAACTAGATACATCAGGAACTGCGGTGCTTCAAGACGGCCTGCCGATTTACGTCCATGACGACGGGAAGGAAATTCCGTTCGACGCACCGGCGGCCATGGCCAAGATCGGCGAATTGAACAAGGAAAACAAAGGGCACCGGGAACGGGCAGAGAAGGCGGAAGCCTCCCTGAAGGTCTTCGAGGGCCTGAACCCCGAAGCGGCCCGGACTGCCTTGGCCACGGTCAAGAGCCTCGATGACAAGAAGCTCATCGATGCCGGGAAGGTGGATGAGGTGGTCGCCGAAGGCACCAAAGCCTGGCGGATCAAACTCGAAGAGCAAGACAAAGCTTACAAAATCAAGCTCGAAGAGAAGGATCGGACCATTCAAGACCGGGATGCCCAGATTTACTCCCTGATGGTCACTGGTCAATTCGCCAGTTCCAAGTTCATCGCTGACAAGATCGCCGTACCCGTGGGCATGATGGAAGCCACTTTTGGCCGCTCATTCAAGGTGGAAGACGGCAAGGTGGTGGCCTATGGTCCCGACGGCAACAAGATATACAGCCGTCAACGCCCCGGCGACCTGGCCAATTTCGATGAAGCCCTGGACATCCTGGTGGAATCCTATCCGGACAAGGAACGAATCCTGAAGGGTACGGGAAATTCCGGAGCAGCCACTTCTCCGTCAGGTGGGGGCGGCAAGTCCGGGGTTGACCTTTCCAAACTGTCTCCCGTGGAGCGCCTGAAAGCGGCGCGGTCAGCGGGGGCCACGACTTAAAGAATGAGGTAAAAAACCATGGCTTTAACTCTCGTTGAAGCATCGAAACAAGCGGCCAATAACGGGGCGCAACTGCGTTCGGCTATCATCGAACTTTATGCCCGGAGTTCCGATATCCTTATGGTTCTGCCCTTCGAAACTATCCAGGGCAATGCTCTGAAATACAACCGGGAAGAAACCCTTCCCGGCGTCGGTTTCCGGGGCGTGAACGAGGCTTACACGGAATCGACCGGGATTCTCAACCCCGTGGTGGAGCCTCTGGTAATTGCCGGCGGCGATCTGGATGTGGATAAATTCATCCTGGACACCATGGGGGCCGATCAGCGGGCCGTGCAGGAGGCCATGAAGGTCAAGGCCCTGGCGCTGCGATGGACCCTGGCCTTTCTCAAGGGCGATTCCGCGGCCGTCTCCAAGGAGTTTGACGGCCTCCAGGTGCGTTTGACCGGCACACAGCTTATTGATGCCGGGTCCAGCGCCGGTGGCGATGCCCTGAGCTTGGCGAAACTAGATCAGGTTATCGATGCTGTGCAATCGCCAACACATCTGGTCATGAACAAAACCATGCGTCGGCGGCTTTCGGCTGCCGCCCGGGTGACCACCGTGGGCGGTTTCATCACCTGGGATAAGGATGAGTTCGGTCGGGGCATCGCACGCTATGCGGATTTGCCTATTCTCATCGCCGATGAGGACAACACCGGCTCTCAGATTCTGCCTTTTACCGAAGCCGATTTGGGCGGCGGTGCTGATGTTTGCACCTCCATCTACTGCGTCTCCTTCGGCGAGGGTATGCTGACCGGTATTCAATCCAGTGAAGTGCAGGTGCGTGATCTTGGAGAGATGCAGAGCAAGCCGGTCTTGCGGACCCGGGTGGAATGGTACTGCGGCATCGCCGCGTTTCACGGAAAATGCGCCGCCCGGCTGCGGGGCATCAAAGACGCCGAAGTAGTGGTGTAAGGAGGCAACCATGGGCACCGGTGCTAAAGTCCGGTTCAATGCATGTTTTGACTCCCTGCTGCAACTTAAAGACGCGGGGCTTATCGACGCTGACGCCGCCTGCCAGGTGGCCAGCGCAGACCAAATTCTTGACGTGGGCACGGGGCTATTCGAAGGCAAGGCCATCATCGATGTATCGGCGATAGAAATCGCCGACGACGATGAAGTCTACAAAATCAGTATCCAGGGGTCTTCGAGCGCCACATTCGCTTCGGATATTGTTGACCTCAGTATCCTGGAGCTGGGCGCATTGGAAGCCATCGGCGGTGATGTGGACTCCACCACAGGGCGGTATGTGCTGCCGTTCTCCAATGAGAAGAACGGCGTCTATTATCAGTACATCCGGGGCTATGTTGACGTGACCGGCACCATCGCCACCGGGATCAACTTCACTGCCTGGGTTGCCCCGAATCAATAAGAAAGATCGAAGGGGGCGGGGCATCCCGCCCTTTTCGTATCTTAAGGAAATTATATGAACGAAAAGCCAAAGGACCTATCCGGCCAAATCAATGAACGGGGAAAAATCACTCTTGAGCATATCAGGACCGGGAAGCTGTCTGAATTCTTCCCGGTAGATGCAAGAGAAGCCGTGTCCCTTGGATTCTGGCAACTGCCCGGCGGGGAAGCCATGCCGGAGGTAGAGAAGCCCAAACCCAAAATGGAACCTGACAAGATGTTTGTCCCGGGGCAGGGTGATCCAAAGCCGGTTTCGGCCTTCACAACGGGGCCGGATCGTGTTGACCTCAAAGCGAAATCGATGCATGGGCAAGGCAGAAATAGGAGAACTTCCTCATGATCCAGATGTTTGCCCACAATTATGGGTTTTGTTTAGCATCGGATACCAAGCCCTCTCCCGGGGTCCCGGGCATAATGCTCCAGGAGATTGACACTGGGAAAACCTATCTCTGCACTGCTACCGGCTGGCTCGAATTAACCAATCTGGCCGTGGTCAATATCACCCGGTTGATTCAGGTGGAAGATCATGCCGTTGCCATCACCATTGTTGACCCGGGGGTGTCACAAACCGACGCTATTACCATAAATGGGGTGGCCTGTGAATTCGTTTCCGATGCGACGCCCACCAAACAGGAAGTCAGCAATGGCCTGATTGCTGCAATCCAGGCCAGCGCCCAGGCGGGAAACGTGGTGGTGTCCCAAGGGGCTGGGCCGAATTATGATGTGATCATTAAAACGGCCAACGCCCTCAATCCTACTATCGCGGTCAGCGCCAATCTTGCCGATACTCCCTCCGATGGTTACGCCCGAATTAATGGGGCCACCGGCGCTCGCTTGGAAGCCATTATTCTGGACGCCAACCTAACCGGCACTATGACTCTGGCCGACGCCGGAACGGTTAAAACTATCCTCCCGGTGGGAACTCTCAAGGGCTTCCCCGAATTAAAGTTCTACAGCGCCACCTTCTCTACCCGCCTGGAGATCAAGCTGGCGGAGGCTGCGGACACTGGTTGTGTGCTCTGGAGGGCTTTATAATTGGCCATTACCCTGACCGTCGAAACTGGGGCAGTGGTTCCTGGGGCCAATACGTTTGTTTCCCTGGCTAATTTCAAAACATATTTGACCAATAGGGGCCACAGCTTTACGTCCTATACCGATGATCAATTAAGTGCCGCTCTTATCCGGACAGGGCAATATCTTAATGGTCTTTACTGGATGGGGCGCAAGACTGGCCGGGCAAACCCCATGTGCTGGCCCCGGGAATCGGACGGCAATTACCCTGATTATATTGCTGCGGGCCAGGAGATCACCGGTGGGGTTATCGACCGGAACGGATACGAAATCGAAACGAACGAGGTGCCCACAGAGGTCATCAATGCCCAATGTGAAGGGGCCTGGATAGAGATACAGGGGACCAACTTGCAGCCTTCACTGGAACGGGGCGGGGCAGTGCAATCAGAAAAGGTGGATGTGATTCAAATGACTTATTTCTCTGGAGCGCCGGGAACATCTCGGCATTTGGTCATTGAATCTCTCTTGGCTGGGTTGCTCAGGTCTTCCCTGAGCATTGAAACCACCCGGGCGTGACCATGGATTACTCTACTGTCGCCGCCAAAATCCTGGCCATGCTGAAGAGATTCGGTGTGGCCGTTGTTTTGCGCCGACAGACCGCGGGCACTTACGATCCTGTAACCGGGGAATTCTCTGGGGTCAGTACAACGGATTATTCAGCCTGGGCCCTCATGATTTCACAATCTATGCTCCAGAGCGGCAATGCCGGGGACCGGTATTTTGATGGCACTCTGATTCAAACCGGGGACAAGATGCTGATCCTGGTGGCTTCCGGATTGACGGTTACTCCGCAACCCAAAGACCAGTTGATTATTTCTGATGTTACCTGGCAGATCGTGGCCCGGATCACGGTGGAGCCCGGCGGCGAGGCTCTGTTGTATCAGGTTTTGGTGAGGAAGTAATCTATGGGCGGCACTTTTTCCGCAGACATTAGTAAGTTCGTAATTAAGGCCAAGGGTAACGCGGAGATAGTTGTTAAGAATTTGGCTTTTGCAATGTTCAGTCGGGTTCAGACATATACCCCCAAGGATACCCATCGGGCCATTACCGGCTGGCAACCTACCGTCAATTCGCCAGGTGGTAGTGATCCGGGACCTGGAAATTATCCGATGCCCCCAGCCCCGATCATTCCGGCCTTCAGGTTGGGGGACAGCATCTTTTATTGTAATAATGTTCATTACATCCCATATCTGGAGTATGGCACCGCACCCTATGGTTTCAGCAGACAGGCCCCCGCGGGCATGGTGCGGATCACTATAACTGAATACCAGGCTTTTTTAGCCAAGGCTGTGGCCTCCCTGGGATAGACAATGGCGATTATCCCTGACAAAGACCTGCAATCGGCCCTCAACCAGCAACTTGAGGATGAGTTTCCGACTATGGATATTGCCTGGGAGAATGTCGATTATGCCCCGGCCCTGGGGACGCCATATCTTTCTGCCTACCTGCTCCCGGCGGAATCGACGGTGGAAACCCTGGGACCGAACCCTTATATCGAGCGCAAGGGCATTTTTCAGGTGTCGTGTGTCTATCCGGTTGGAGCGGGCTGGGCACCGGTCAAGGGCAAGGCTGCGGAGGTGGTGGCCGCTTTCCCCGCCGGCCAGGAGTTCGTTTACAACGGTCTCACAGTGCGAGTAGAGAAGTCCTGGCCGGGGCCGGGATTCCCAAAGGATGGATGGTATCAGGTGCCGGTTTCTATCCGGTACTCCTGCATGAGCAACGCATAAGCAAGGGCCGCATGGCCCCAAAATAGGAGGAAACACCCATGGCCTTTGCAGCGGGCAGTCAGCATGGACTCAGGTATGGGATTCAAGACGCCTTTGGAACCCCAGCCACAGAAATGACCTCACTCCGGCACACCTCCTGCTCCCTGGTTCCCCCCAAACGGGACGGGAAGGAGTCGGAAGAACTGACCACAGAGCGCCAGATCACCGATTTGGCCCTGGGGGTCAAGAAAGTCGCGGGTGACTTCGGCTTCGAGCTTTCCTATGGCGAATTTGACGCCCTGATGCAGGCCCTACTGGGCGGAACCTGGGCCGCGGCCTATAATCTCACCAGCCAGACGGTAAGCGTCAACTCATCCACCAAAAAATTTAGCCGGAGCTCCGGGAGTTTTATCACCGACGGCGTGCAGGTGGGGGATTTTATTACCACTACCGGCTTCGCTGACGCCGGCAATAACGGTACTTTTGAAGTATCCGTGGTTGCCGCCCTGGAGATTACCTGTGCAACGGCTACCGGCCTGGTGACCGTGGTGGGTGATACTGGCGTGACTATCACCACCAGCACTCAGAAGTTGGAAAACGGCACAACTTCCCGGTATTTCACCTTTGAGCGGGCTTTCGGCGACATCGTGCAATACGGTGCCTATCAAGACATTCAGGTTGATTCGATGGACCTGGAAGTTAAGTTAGAGCAGAAGGTCAAGGGCAAGTTTGGGCTGATCGGCTCCGGCGTGGTGACTTATTCCGATACGCCTATTGACGGTAGCGTTACTGCCTCCCAGGAAAATGACCCCTATGAGAGCTTCGACGGGATCATCAAAATTGGTGGGGAAGCGGTCGCCATTGTCAATGGCGTTGATCTCAAGGTAGCGAATCAGGGAGAGGCGGATTATGTGGTTCTGAACAACGGCGACGCAACCGCGGCCCAAATGAATCAGCTCCGCTTCAAGCTCACCGGCGACCTCGATCTGTATTTCACGGACCTGACCTACCACACTCTGATTATGGCGGGCACCGAATCTTCCCTGGATATTTACTTCGGCACTCCGGCCAGCGGCTTGGCCTACCGAATTTACCTGCCCCGGATCAAGTTCACTTCCCTGGATGACTCGGTAAGCAATGATAAACGGATTATCTTGAAAGCCCCTTTCCAGGCGCTGCGGGATGACACCACCAACAAGACCATGCAGGTTTGGTGCTTCCCGGGGGCCTAATATGAGCAAGAAATCCTTTGACCTGTCATCGTTGGATACCAGGAAGAACTGTGAACGGGGGGCGGTTTTGGAAGTGCTCCATCCGACGGAGCGCACTCCCATCGGCCTGAGAATCACCCTGGCAGGCCTGGACAGCGAAATCTACACCAAAGCCGCTAACAAAATCAACGCGGCCCGGGCCAATGCCAATATGACGCCCCAGGCCATGAGACGAGCGCGACAGGGGCGGTCCATTGAGGTGTTGCCGGACGACCTGGAGGCACAAAGCCATGACAGCATTTCCCTTCTGGCTGCCATTACCCTGGCTTGGGAAGGGGAGATAGTCATGGACGGCCAACCGTTCCCGCCCTGCAATCATGAGAATGCGGTCGCACTCTATACCCGGTTCCCCTGGCTCAAGGCGGACGTGGATGCTTTCGCGCATAACCGAGCGAATTTTTTAGCTGGGTAGCCTGGAGGCTGATTGACGCCCTTCAGGCAAAATTAGAACTCGACTGGCCGGACAAAGACGGCGTTACTCTGAGGAAGAGGCTACGAAATGTTTCCCGGAGTGGCATCGTAGACCCGCGGCTCGATAGCGAACCGGAAATTCCGGAAGCAGGTCTGCGCGTTTGGCTCTGGTTTTGGGATTTAGACGGGACTCGCGGTCATTCCAGTAGCGGGTCCCTGCCCTTGAATTATCAGGAAATCAAAGCCTGGATGGAATTGACCCGGGCCGATCCCACCCCTTGGGAAATCAGCATAATACGACAGATGGACCGGGAATATTTGGCTATTGCGGCCTCAAAACAAAGGGAAGCAACTTAAATGTCCATGGACATAGCCACTCTCGGCCTGGAAATCAAAACCGACAAGGTGAAGGCGGGGATTGACGCCCTCACTGGCCTTCAGCAGGCCGGGGACCGGGCGGAAAGATCCGCGGGGAATCTGGGGAGCGCTTTTAACCAGGTAGACAGCGCCGCTTCTTCCTGTGCTGCCGCGGTGGCCAAAATTACGGGTGTTACGCTATCCCTTGCGGGTGCCTTTTATGCCGCGGAGAAGGCTACATCCTCCTGGTTCAATCTTCTTTCTGGCGGCATCTCTACCGTTGATGAATATCAGAAAAAGATCATCAGCGCTTCCTATATTTTATCTACCATGTCGGACGTGAAAACCCCAGACCTTTCAAAAGCCTATGGAGAATGGAAAGATTATTTCGCTTGGTGGTATCGGCAATCTCTTGAGGCAGATAAGAAGGCGGCGGCCTCCGC